ATACTATTCCTTAATTACTATTTCCGCGACTTTAATATGTACGTCTTGTCTAAAGTCATCATCTGTTGTATCTGTTTCTGGATTGGCTACATCGTCATCAAAGTGTTTCTTACTTTCGTAAGCTGCACCAGTTCTTTTATGTTTAACCGTAACGGTAGCTTTAGCAGGCATCACTGGAACTTTTACTCCATCGACTACTCTGTATTCTTGGTCATTATTACTCATATTTGCTCCTTAAATCAAGTCCTACTTATCTGTAATACACTAACCGTTATATCTAATGGCTGTGCTGTTGTGTTAATCTTTAGTATATCAGAATCCTCAAGAACTACAACGTTTCCTGCACCTAAAACGGTGTCTGTAGCCAGATTAGCTAAGCTAGATTTAAAGTATATCTTAGCTGATGTTCCTGCTGAGGTATCATGTAAGCTCAGAGTAAAATCTGTAGATCCTCCTGATCCGTTATATACAAAAATAGTATTAACAATAGCTGTTGAGCCCGCAGGACAGGTATAAAAAACCTCATCTGATCCCGTAGATGTGATTGCTGTTATACTATTTTTATAAATCGTTGCCATTATTTAAAAAACCATCCTCTTTGTTCTGCTTCATGTTCAGGTATCTCATTACTAAATGTTGTATTCAATTGTTGTACTAGCTGTTCTAAAGTATTCACTAATTGATCTATCTGCGAAGCACTATATTCCTTAGCTGCTCTTGGAAATCCTAATGTTATTATTTTCTGTGCCATTATAATCCCCACCCTGACATTCCAGCAGCTCTATTAGCATCTGAAACTGATTGAGCTTGGGATCTACTTATACCTAATCCACCTTGGGATCTACTTCTAGACATATGATCTCCACCTTTTCCTGCTCTTCTTTGACTTGCTGCTGCCGCTGCAGCTTCTCTAGTTTTTTTCTCTAAAATTCTTTTTTCTTCAGCAATCGTTTCATGCATTTTTCGGTTTTGTGATTCAGTTAAAGATTTTTTATTTTTAAAATATTCAATTCTTTTTTGTAACATCTTACGATAGTCATTGGTTCCAAATCCTGATACTAAATTCTTCCCTGCTAAAGGTCCTGATGTAATTTTATAAGGACTTGATTGATCTCCTAACATTCCTCTTTCATTTAACATATTTACTTGTCCTTTAAGATCTTTATTATAGTTTTGAGATCCTGGGCTTAACGGATTATATCGATTAGCTATACCCATAAGCCCTGCAAATGCAGGCATTAAATAATTTTCATTAGCTAAACTTAAACCTTGTCTTATTCCTGTTCCTTTATCCATAAGGAACTCTAATCCTTCACCGAACATATTTGATTTAGGTAAAGCTGCTTCTTGTATTCGACCTGGAATCCTATCTTCATTAACTGCTTCCATAATACCTGTTCTAGGAGTGTAATTATAGTCATCAATAAATTCACTTATATCTGGTGTGTCAATTCCTTGATCATAATTAAAATCTCTCATTATTACAGGAGACTCTACAAACAACTCAGGACTTTCTTGTCTTAATTGTTCAAAAGCATCATCCTTTTCTTTTCTTCGTTGTTCATTTTCATATCCACTTGTTGGTCTTTCAATGTTTGTATTTTCAACCATTAAATTTCCTAAAGGTGTACGTTCAGTCATCATGGTGTCTACCTCGTCCCCATACGCATAGCCCATTCTTGCAATACCTCCGCCTGAGTATTCTTGTTCCCATCGCTTAGCAATACCAGGATGGTTAGCGTGTAAATATCTTCTTTGTTTTTCTGATTTAAATGGCATTAGCACTTCCACTTTCTTAATGATTTAGATAATCTATCTTCACCTGTGTTGTTACTTGGCTTCTGTCTTTTTCTCATTCCACGCATTCGTTTACAAAAAGATCTTTTCCTTGCTCCACCTTCTGGTTGAGGTGCTTTTAAATTTGATCCTGGGTTAGCTCGTTCATAAGACTTACGTCCTTTTTCATTAAGCCCACCTGATTCTGATTTACCTTCTTTTCTTTGCCATGCTGGACTTCCACCATTAGCTAAGTAAGCTCTTCCAAATCCTCTTAAAGCTGCTCCTGGCATTAACGTCTCCCCGCTGGTTTAATGTCTGCTCTGAAAGTTCCGAATCTCCATGTATCATTGAGAGCAGAACTAATAATTTTTAAACTTCCTTGTCTACCTCTAGCTCGACAACTTTTAAACTGTGTTGTAGGACTAATAGTAAAAGGTGAGTGCTTACTATTTACAGGCGTCTGTGCTGGATAGTCTACAAATTCTAATTCAACATCAACTGTACCTGCTAAATTTTTAAAGTCAGGAATAAATCTACCAACAGACATTAAGTCTTCTCCTTCTTGTAAAAAGAAATAACCTGATGTTAGTGTTGAAGCTAACGCAGCTCCGTCGGCATTGTTTCCTGTTTCTTGTGCGTATAAATTTCCTCGTCCTGAACTTACACCTTGAACCGTAGGTGTTGCTGTCGCTGTAGAACTAGGTAAGTAATCAGTAGCATAAGGTTTAGCAAACACACCATTGTCTGCCCAAGATGTTCTAGCTAAAGTTCCTACAGACCATACTTGTTCTAGATAATTAAAAGTTACTACTCTATCTATTTCATTAGAGTTTGAACTTGGATAAAACCAACTGATCTCATTAAAGTCAGAGTTCACTGATGCAAAAATTTCAGGAACTAATCTGATGTCATTAAAAACATAGTCTTCTACTGTACATGGGATGGTTTGAACGGAGCCATCAAACTTCAAGAATCCACCAGAAGCCCCCATCCAATAAGCGACACCATCCACATCTACAGCCGCATGTTGCCCAACGCATCCACACTGTCTCCCAAGCTGTTTAAATCCGAAAGTAAATGGAGGACCAATAAATTGCATTGCATGCAATGAAGTGTCTGTCCAAATCAGAATTTGTCCGCTTGAACGGACTGCCGCTCTTATTTCTGAGCCATCGGATAATCTTTGAAACCCCGCCGTATTAATTGACGTTGGAGTAAATTCGGTAATGTTTTCTTGATCGGAAAATCTAACCATCATAGGATCTTGTCCATCTGCTGATCCTACATCAGAAGCACCAAACATAACTAAATGTCTATCTGGTGTGGATACTAAACTAAATAAACTTTTATGAGGTACAGTTGTTGTATTTTTATCTCTTGTAAAATAAGGAGCTGCTACTGATAAATCATAATCAATTAAATTAATCATAGGAAGCATACTTGTTTTAAAAGCACTGGTATCCCAGATATAACTTCCTCCATTAAACTGTGTAGCCACCACATCTTCTCCATATAAATCAACAGACCAGTTGGCAGCATCAACGGATACTGTACTAGGTCTTGCTGTTCCCCATGTGGATTGACTCCATGTTCCTGCACCCCAACCAAATCCTAATACAGAAGTTGCATCTCCTGTGTTGAGTTGAATGGTAGCATTCGCGGACCCTGCTGCGTTGACCGTGGCACTTGAACTATGAGTCGTTAAAATAGTAAATTCGTTTGTAGATACTGTTTGGATTTCAAATTCTTTATCTAATTCTCCTGTGGTAAATCCACCTCCTGGTGAAACAGTAGAATCAAACGTAACAAAATCTCCAACAAGACATCCATTAGCTGTCATATTAATAGTAACTGTTTTTTCTCCACTAACAATATCAAATGTAATAGCTTGCGCTGCACCCGTATGACCTTTAGCTCCATATCTTTGTGGACTAACATCATAAAACGTTGTGTCATTATCTTGATAAATATATTGTTTTTTATTTGTGCACACAGAATCAAATTTTTCTGATGCTAAAGATAAAAAAGGTTTTTGAGCTCGAGGAGCACCTATTAAAGTTGTTCCTCCTACTTGTGTCCAACCACCAATTTTTTCTGGTAAACCATAACGAAAACGAACCATGTCACAATCAGTCCATCGACCTGATGCACCTGTTTCTGTTAACTGTTTGTTAATTCCGGGTTCTAATTTAATAGCAGTTAATGCCATGAGACTCCTTAAGTCTTTATAATATAATTTGTCACTAGATAAGGAGATAAAGTAGCAATCGTTGCAGCAGTTCCTGCAAAAGTATGCGTGTGTGTTGTTCCAGATCCTGTTGCTAGTGTTCGTAGTGTAGACGTTGTAGTTAAAGATCCACCTGTTTGCGTAACACTTGATTGAGTTGTTCCTGTACCACCTGTCCATGATCCTGTTGGCCAAGTGTTTCCCCAAGTATCGTGAGTATGGGCTGGTAAGTTTGCTTCCGTTAAAGCTGTTCCAGCATTAACTCCTGCGGGTGTATAAGAAGCAGAGGTTGCTCCTCCTGTAGCAGCTAAGCCATAAGAACTTCCACCATCATATCCTATTGGAAATTTTCCTTGTAAGTTAGGAACGTTAAAAGTTGATGATCCATCTCCAGCTCCGTAGCTTGTACTAATCGCTGCAAATAAAGTTGCGTAAGTTGTTCTACTA